GACCTTGATCTGCAAGCCTTTGAGCTTGTCTTTGCATGGGTGCTTGGCGTGGCCTAAATGAGCTGTTCATATTAATTCTCCCACCTGTATTATAGGAATTTTCTGTTCTGTTTTCTCTACGAAAAACATTTCTTAATTCGTTTCCAACATCTCTAAGATTGCTTCGTCTAAGCTCTTTATCGGTTAAAAATCTTTTATAATCTTGACCCGTTTCTCTAAACCCTTCTTTTATTGATGACGCAGTTGTTCCAACTTCTCTAGGAATATCTTTAAATATAACTCTGCCTACATCTTTACGATATTGATTAAGCTCTCGCGGAAACTCTTTTAAATAAAAGTCACGCAGCTCTTCACGAAACTCAGTCATAACACACGGATCTTAATGTGTTTAAACATCATCATAGTACCTCAAGTATTGAGACAAATATATCAAAGTAGTTAGACGCTCCTGCTGTCATTCTTAATTTATCTTTAGATTCCAAAACTATTACTTCACCGTTCTCTAAGTACGCTTGCCTAGTCTCAGCAGCTATAGAGGCGGTCTTTTCAAACTCTGTCGTAGCATCTGCGGTGCTATCGTAAATATGTACAATCAAAGACGTTGCCGTACTAGCATTAGTGTTATACGCACTAATTGTTTTTAGTATCGCAGTCTTGCCTTGAGGAACCTCATATATATCTGTAATAGACGTTCCATCTAATGTTTTGATCGCATTTATGTATGTACTAGGCATTAAGACATAAACCACGCATTTGCTGACGCATCATCTTCAACTTCTGTTGGTGATGGTATTAACTCAAATATTAATCTCAATTGATTAATAAGCCTCTGCATATACTGCTCATTATATTCAGCAGTAGGAAACTCAAGCGGTAATCTAAACTCTGCGCCTTCACTGCTCATCGCCTACCATCCTGTCGTACATCTAATCTTACATCGCCTAGCCGCCACGCATTATTAGAATCAGTGCTTTCTATCCTAACTCGCATCTGTCTTCCTCTAGCTCTAACATTAGATACGCCATAATTGTTAGAGTTAGTTACTACAGTTGAGGATTGATTGCTTAATGTGCCAGTAGCATCACTACGGGACTTAAGAGTGTATGTTAATTCTGGAGCTGTATTGCTGCCGATAAACTCTACATCTGGCAATAAACGTCTTACAAAAGCAAAATGCTCACCGTCATCTATATCAAAATCTGCTGTTTCTAAAAACGCAGTCATTGCAGATCCATCAGCGTTATAACCTGTTTCATGGTTATAAACATAACCAACATCACTTACTGTTTCTGTTGCTAATGGAACGCTTGATGTAGCACCAGCATCATCCCATGCAGTTCTTCCTAACGAACCAATAGACCATGCTTTTTCTACATAATTATATGTTACATAACTATCTATTACCGTTGACTCACCCTTGCAATAAAACCAACCAACTTCGTTAAATGCAGTATTAGCAAAAGCAAACACTTGCTCCGCTTGGTCTTGATTAAGATTATCAAATACATAACCAAGCACAGTACAAGGCAAGGTTTGAGCTGCACCTGTGTATATGTAAAAGTTACGTCTATCCATAAAGTAAACTACATTGTTTGCGTTAATTGCAGCATTAGGAGAGATCATGCTAATCCCTTCTGTAATCAATGTAGACTTAAATATAAAAGGAGCGCCAATAAAACGAAGGCTATACAACGCAACATCTGTCCAAACCAATACTTCTTGCCTTCCTCTAATAGCACCTATAATTTCTGAGCCAGCAGATAGCTTTAAATCACCAGCAGTGTTTGTAGTAAGCGGAGTCCATTGAGCTGCATTGCCTTGATCGCACCATCTAATTTGCATTAAATCTATGTTGCTACCACCAAAAGGCGTACATCCTATAGCTAATACATGGCGGTCTTGTGTAGACACAATTGCCGTTAAACACTCTGATGGAGGATTAGAAGCGCCAGATAAGCTAGATAATGGTATAGCTCTATTAGTAGGATTTGTTGCGTCCCAATAATAAATTCCTCCAGATCTAACATTAGCTATAATGTCTTCACCAAAATTATCTATGCTCCATAACCGCAATGAGCTAAGAAGACCTGACTCTGAATTACCCCAAGTGCCTCCCCCCCAAGTGCCAGAACCCCAACCTGTACCAGCAACGGCAACATCTAGTCCAATACTAATTTGATATGCACCAACAGTAGATCCGCCACCATTACCAGAATCACTAGCGTTAGCAGTAACGGCATCTCCTGATGTGTCTTTTGCAGTAATTGTGTAAGTATTAGTGCTAGCTATTGTTGCAATTTCATACTCTTGATTAAGAACAGCGGCTGTAATTAAACCGCCCAAAGTAGCGGCTCCGCTAAATGTAACAAAGTCTCCTTTAGCCGCGCCATGAGATGAGTCGGTTACTGTTAATGTTGACGATCCATTAGTTGCTGCAAACGTAACATCACCAGCAGAAGTAGTAGTTCTTAATGGAGTTACATCAGTAAAAGAATCACCTAATACCTGATACAGCTTTTTACTTGTACCAAGTGCTATATATCTTTGATTACTTAAATTAACCCATTGATGTATTTTTCTACATAACCCAATAAATGTAGATGTAGCTTCATTATATTTTTTTACCCAGCCACCCATTTTTTCAGCACGCCCAGATCTCCATCTAATAAATGAAGCATCATAAAACGCACCTTCATTATTATATGCAGTGCCTTCTCGTTTTATACCTGCTTGAAAATTAAAACGTTTTAGTGGCATATTTATAAAAACCTAGACGCTACAATTGTTACAATCATAAAAGGGTAAACGCCCCATATAAGTCTTTCTAGTCGTTTAAACTTCTCAGACCCTTCATTAAGACGCTTTTCTATATTTTCATATCTTACAGCGCATTCTCTCTGGTGTGCCTTTATCTCACTTAAAGCCTCTTGCGCTTCGTTCACTAATCTGACCTTTTGACAAACTTAATCGGGTTGGTTGTAGCTCCTTCTTTTGCCTTACCAATATTTAACGCTGCGATCTCGACGATCTTATATAGCCGTCCAATCAAAGCATCGTCTTTAGGAGTAGGAGTCAGGCTGCATATGATCGATGCTGCACAAACAATACCCGTTACTACAGATATTATATTAAGAACAAAATCCATTACTGTTGCTCCGCATTAGCTTCTTCTAGTTGCTGTGAGTACCAGTTAAACGCTGCTACATAAGTATCAAGCTGTTTTTGATTCGCATTAATTACATTAGTAATTTGCCCAATTTCTTCTCGAAGCTCATCCATACGAGCAGTTAACATCTCAGGATTAGGGGGAAGTTGAGCAACTTCTTTTTCCTCTACAACTTCTTTAGTGTCTGGTTCCATCTTCCTCTACCTTCCATACATTCAAATTTGCAGCGACAGTGCGCCTTTCACCTTCACCTTCAAAGGGGTAAACCATATGTGTTAGCCAGCTAGGAAACATTAAAAACTTCCCAACCTCTGGCTTAATAACAAAACTTTGTGGGGGAGATAATCGTTCTGTGTCAATTAAGCTATTACGACCATAACTAAACGCAAGGCAACCATCGGAATTACCAGATGAGTTATATAAGCTGTACTCTGGGCTTCCCGCTGTAGGTTGATCTAGGATTTGTTGGGGTACTTTTGTCCATGTGGTACAAGAAACTCCCATAATGGTTTTAGTCCCATGATCGTGGATTGGGTTGTAGTCACGCTCGTAGCTGTGTACCGACCACAATTCGTCTGTAAGAACTTCTCTTTTGCCCGTTAATGGGTTACCCGATGCAACACAAAACTGCTTCACATAGTCCATAGCCAAGCCTTGAATCGTCCAGTTAAAGTCTTTTAGCTCTTCACAATGGTGATCCATAGTCAACTGTTGCCCGTGACCTATCTGTCCTACTAACGTACCCGCATGACTTTTGCGGCTTTCATCTACCATTAGTTTGTCTAAGTACTCATTAAGCGTACCTACCATGTTTTCAGATAGTTGCGCTTCCAGCATAAATACTGCTGGTAACGTATGGAATGAAAAGTGTTGCGGCTCCATTAGCTAGGGATCACAAACTCAGTATTAGGTACGGGGTCTTTGGCTGGATTAGTAATAACAGAGTCGTATTGGCTTGCAAACACCTCATCCCACTTAGCGGTTGGGCAAAGGTCTTCAAGATCTTTCTTAGTCCAATCACCTTCAGCTTTTGGAGTAAAGTTGTTAGTTGTTATATCATTACTTGTTTCACTAGCATTGATTGTTATTTGTTTTTGATTTGTATAATAATCATCTTTACCTTCAGTGCCTTGCTCGTATTTCATCACAAGATCCCAACGAGTAACCTTGCCATCATCACTGTACGGTTTAGCCTCTATTAAAGTTTTTTTAATAGCCATTACTATTCTCCTTTAAGTTTTTTAATTTCCGCTGAAAGTTCTTGAACTGCTTTTACTAACGGCATAATCATTGCTTCCTTAGATACGCCTTGAATTCCAGAGCTAGGACAGTCCCATGCAGGAAAATTAGACGCTCCAGCACTATCTATTGCAGATTTAACTTCTTGTGCAATAAAGCCATATTTAATTGTGTCTGAATCCATGCGGTTTTTATCGGG